TTAAGGTATTCATAAAAAATGTGTTTCATTTCACGTTGGGTCATACCGCAATGTTTTGCTGCGGCAGGCAGTGTCATTCTAGCACGAAATAAAGCTTCGTTTGCTTCTCTCACATTCTGTGGAGTTGTCTTCACAGCATGTTCTTTTAAATGCTCATAGTTCATTTACTGATTCATCCATTTCAAAATCTTCAATTTGATTGGCAGAAACTTCATGCTCACCAGCAATTAGATACCAGTGATGACCAGCGCGTTCTCCAAGATATTTCATTTGATCTTCCGCAAAAATATTCTCTCGCATTGCTGCTTGAATTTTGAGGTGGATTAGTTCTTCTTTAGTAGGGACGTTCATTTGAATTCACAACTCATCATAATTTCGGTAAGGAATGCTAGGAGATTAATCTCCTGATCAGCAACTTGTGGCACATAAGTTTGATACTTAGCACAGACTAACACTAACTCAGGAATATATTTTTTGACAACATATTCATCAGAGGTGTTGTAGATCTTGCTGATCACATTGGTAGGATCGTTGTTGAGATTATCAACGACCCACTTCCTGACAGAGGTGTAGTCTTTACTCTTCATGGAAGCATACAGAGATTCTACACGAATGTCTGGGATTAAGGCAAGAGCATCGGCACCAATAGATCCATTGGTTGATAGTGCCTGAATCTCATTGATCAATCTACGCCAGTCAGGATAATACCTTTGGAGTAGTTTGGCAATCACACGATCATCATGTTCAATATTCTCATGAACGAGAATAGTTTTGATACGCTTCAAGAATTGAAGTTGAATATCTTTCTTGTCATCTTCAGGAACTTTGAACTGAACCACAGAACAACGAGAGTGAAGTGGTTCAATAATCTTGTTGATGAAGTTACAAGTGAAGATGAATCTACAATTACTATGAAACTCCTCTACAGCATTACGCAGTGAAAGTTGAACATCATTGGTGGTGTTGTCTGCCTCGTCAATAATGACGACTTTATGCCTAGCACCAGAGGTTAAGGAGACAGTTGTGGCGAATTGCCGAACCTTGTTTCTGATGGTGTCAAGGAAACGTCCTTCATCAGAACCATTGATAATAATATAAGATGCCCCAATCTCTTCACACAATGCTTTCGCAATCGTGGTCTTTCCTACACCAGCAGTTCCGGAAAGAAGAAGATTGGGAATCTCCTCCTGAGAAACAAATCCTTTAAAGATTTCTTTCACAGCATCGGGAAGAATACAATCCTCGATAATCTTTGGACGATATTTCTCAACCCACAAAAAGTCACTCATATTTAAATCCATTCAGGTTTTCGTTGTGGCATACGAAGATAATTAGATGAAGCCCAAGGTTTGGATGCGATATACATCTTGTAAGCAGTAAAAGTGTCAATGCTTGTGTCAAGTTTATACTCATCTGGCATCGCACGAACAAAGGGAGTCACCTTATTCAACTTACCTTTAGGAAAAAGGTAGTATGCTTGGAGCAATGTATTATAGCACGAGTGCGTCTTGCCGTAACGCACCGAGTATTCGTCACACAGATTCATTCCCCACTTGATAAGCCAGTAGGCGTTATCCACGGAGTCTGCTGCCCATTTCGTGCATGGATGATTACGGAAAGCACCTTTCGCTGTCGAATAGGGCGTCCCGTCTGCTTTTCCCAAAGTTCCGTAAGAATGATACCAAGAAGAAGCAACGATGCTAAGCATCTGACAACATTCCAATGGCATCTTAACAATATGTTTATCGGGAAGACAGATAGCACTTTCAGCAGGAAATGGATGTGTGACGAAGATGTTCATTGTTCTAGAGCTATGTAGTAAACAAGATCCATAGTTTTGTTCTTCCATTGTGAAATGCCAGCAGTTGCGATGCTGACTTCATAATCACCAGGAAGAAGGACAAGGTTCTCAACCTTCATGTTAACAGAGAAGTCACCAGTGACATCACCTTGAAACGATTGTTCATAGGTGTTGCTGGTCTCATCTTCAAGGTCACACACAGTAGCAACAACCTTACCTTCAACCGAAGCAATTGCCATGTCTTCAAGATTAAAAATGTTTGCTGCTTTCTTCAGTGCTTTGATATCATTTTCAACAACATCAAATTGAACATCAAATCCAGAAATTTTTACATCACGATTAGGTGCTGCCTTCAAAGTAATCTCAGGATTGCTAAAGTAATACTTTGAATACCTAGATCCACTACGAATAGTTACATAGTTATCGTTGGTGAAATCCAGAGTGGGATCCTGGAAGAGAGTGATTACATTCAGGAAATTACTCAGATCATAGATAGCAAAGTCCTTAGGAAATTCCTCAGCACATGTATACTTAGAAAGGATATGTTCAGCATTGCTGATTGTCCTCAATTGACTGCCAGCACTCACCACAATAGATGGATTGATGCTGGCATAGTTTGCTAGAATGTCCAGTGTTTCTTTACTTAATTTAACTTTACTCATAAACCCCATTACGCAGTTCTGTCATGGTAGCGATCTTATGCTCATTCAATTTTTGTTCTTTCTGATCCAACCAATAAATTAGAAGGAAAGCATAGTGAATCACTTTGAACAGATCCCTACGCCATTGTCCTTTGCTTGGGCGATCAATATATTTTTGAATATTACCAGCAATAAATCCTTCACGCCAGGAAGGACGAATCTTTTCAATAGTCTGAAGACCATCCTCATCGCTATAATGTTGCTGATAAGTAGAGCTCACATAAGCTTCATATTCCCTCAGCAGTTCATCTTCATTAAACTTAAACATCACTCCTCCCATAGAAATAGCATATCAGTATAGTAGCACTCTTTGATCTCCCCGTCAAGGTCTTGAACTTTGATACGAGTATCAACATCAACAATCTTAACAGTCTCGCCGTCTTTGGTGACGGCGAGAGAACCAACTTCAATATCAGTTAACATCTTCAACCTCAATACGAATGGGTTCCAAAGGATCAGAGTCAGGATTCACAGTAGCATCCATCTTGTCATAGAGTTCCATGAACATCTGCTTGGTCTCTTCATCAAATCGGTTGACACAAACATTGATGGACTTCATACGATCATTAAAGATAGTGAAGGCACGAACAATGTGAGTCAGGCGACGAGTAGAAATGATCTCGTCAACACCACCATCTTTGAAAGTCTTACGGATCACATCTGCCCAGTCAGAGAGTTTCTGACAGAAATCAGAGTCATCACCGCCAAGAGAAGCAAGCAGTTTCTCAAGAATCTTCTGTTCTACTTTGGCAGTAGGATAATCTTGCTCAAAGGTGAGAGCAAAACGCTCAAGGAATGCTTCATTGAGAACATTGGTGCCAATAAAGCGACCATCATCAGAACCTTTACCTTTAGTATTGGCAGTGGCGATGATGTTGAAACCAGCAGCAGGTTTCACATAGCGACCGATCTTCTTCAGGAATACACCATTGCCCTCAAGAATAGATTGAAGACAAAGGATCTTGTTGGAAGCAAGGTCAACTTCATCCAGTAGAAGAATAGCACCACGCTCCAGTGCTTCAATCACAGGACCATTATGCCAAGCAGTGTTACCATCCTGAAGACGGAAACCACCCAGAAGATCATCCTCGTCAGTCTCAATCGTGATGTTGACACGAATGAGTTCACGCTTCAGTTGAGCACATGCTTGCTCCACAGAATAAGTTTTACCATTACCAGACATACCAGTAATGAACAGGGGGAAGAACTTCTTAGATTGGATGATCTTCTTCACATCGGTAAAGTTACCGAACGAAACAAAGTTGTCATCTTTGCTAGGAATGAGAACTTGATCATGACGCTCCATAACAGCAGGAGCAGCAGCAGGAGCAGCATAGGTTTGCTCAAGTTTCTCTTGAATGGTCAGGTTCCACTTACCATGACCAGATTTATATTGCTCAAGACGCTTTTTAACAGTAGGCAGGGAGACACCAAAGTGATCTGCTGCTGCCAGAAGTTGAGGAGTAGCAACTTCGCTACCATAAGAAATAGTCAGATAGTCAACCAGTTGATCGTTAGTCATAGAAACAAGTCGGGGCATTGGTCGTTTGTGTTGATGAAATAAGTATAAGGCATACCCGCCGCCATGGGAAGGGGCGGGTGCCAGTTTGTCAGGTGGTCCTCACGCGATGTGTTGGATAAACGAGGTGAGGATTTTCTTGTTATTCTGTTTAGCTTTGGTCATCTTCTTGAATGCTTTGGTGATGGCAGTTTTACCAGCACCATCTTTCACATCAAGATCAGCATCTTCATTCATCGCATTGTTAGCGATGGCATAAAGAGAAGTGAAAGCAATCGGACTAGGAATAACCACAGAGCGATCTTTCTTCCAATCCTTCATGAGTTTGTCATAGTCTTCGCGCCAACCACCATAACCGCGAATGAATCCAGTCAGACCAGAACCCTGAACAATACGGAATCCGAGAACATTCACACCAGGATTGCGATCACGAACTTGTTGAATCAGTTGGTTGGTAAGATTCTCAAATCCATTCTTCAGTTGTTGATACACGCGACCAGTTTTACGATCACGAAGACACCACTGACCATCAATACGATTCGCTCCAACTTTACGAACCTCACCATCAGGATCAGCAGCATATGCTTTACCAACAACAGATCCACATGCTTCACCATCAGTCAGAATACAGACATTCACTTTCTGAATATCACTAGATTTCCTGAATTGAGGAATGATGTAATTCAGAGAAACAATCGCTTCATTCAAAGGAGTGCCGGAGAGACCGAGACCATGAGTAGCAGAATAGTTAGCATACATGGTTTGAGCATAAACTTCACGCCAGATATTCTTACACTGGCGTTCATATTCACGAGAATTAGAACGAGAAGAAATAAGATTCAGCATAAAGAAAGTCTTAGGAATGAAGAACTCTTTCTCTTTGATGCCATCGTGGTAGGAGCGAATCTCATCCATGTAGGAGGAATTGTCTGCCTTAGTATTGTTAGTAATGGCACGACGAGCAACACCCCACTCATTCGTGAAAGCATAGACTTCAAAAGGAATCTGAACTTTCTTACAGAAGTTGGTAAGGGACAGAAGTTGCTTCAGAGTATTCAGAAGAACATCCGACATAGATCCAGACCAGTCCAGAACAAAGATCAGACCATGATTCTTACCTTCAGGAATCACACTAATCTTCTTGAAGATATCTTCCCTGAACATGTAAGTATGAAGCTTGGAAGTGTCAAGAACGCCAGTCTTAGATACAGCAGCACGGGCATACTGATCAGCAGACTTACGCATCTCAAACTCTTTCACAAGGTAGTTAACTTCCTTGATGGATTCGTTTTTGAACTTACGATACTCAAAATCTACATTAGAATAATCATTCTCAAAATTTGCTGCGTTGGCAAACCGAACTTGGTAGGCGTCAATCCAATCATGAACTTCCTTCCAATCAGCAACGATGTTATTCAGATCAACAGACTCAGCAATCTCAAAGTAACGAATGTCAGAGCGACCAGCATTATTCAGTTGCTCAACTTTCTCGTCAAAATTATCTTGAGTTTTTATCTCGTCAGGATCGTTATGATGACCGCCACCTTGGCTCGTAGATTCATCTAGATCATTCTCGCCTTCATCCTCTTGATTATCAGCACCAGCAGAAGGTTGTTGATCAGAAGACTCTTCATCGGAATTAGACTCCATCTCCATCTGTTCAGATTGATCCTGAGATTGTTCGCCCTGAGCAGAAGAATTTTGAGTCAGACTCTCGGGTTCTTCCTGTTCTTCCTGCTGTTGTTCTTTAGAGAACTTATAGATCTCCCGTGCCAGATCAACTGCCTCATCAAAAGTTTCAACTTCAGCAGCACGATCTACATACTCAATCTCTTCATGAGAGAAGGGAACAAGACAAGACGCACCAATCTTATAATGAATGTTGATGCGATCAATCAGATTATACTTGCTCAGATCTTCATCATTGGTGCCGAAGAAATCATCGTCAGCAAGTTCTTTGTATCCACGGGCAAAGGTCTTGGGCAGACCTTGATACCGACGCTTCATAAGTTTCTCAACACGAACATCTTCAATGATGTTGAGATAACCTTTGGGAATATCCATCTTGCCGAACCACTCGGTAGGAGTGAAGAGGGCATGACCCACTTCATGTGCCACCAGCATATCGTATACAAACCCAGACGCCCGCTCCCAGAGAGGCAGGGTCAGAATACGATTGTCAATGTCAAACGATGCTGTAGGGCAACGCTTGTGCTCCACAATCAGGTTTTCGGTAGCAAGCAGTCTCGCCAGACCGCCCTTGATTTCGTGGTTGATCGTCATGTCGTTTCTCTCGTATGAAACCAATATACACGAAAAAAGGAGGGTCGCAACCCCCCTCAGTCCAGTTCGTGAACTGTCTCCTTGAGCACCGAGAAATTTTTAATTTTCTCAGCAGTAAACGTTCTACCAAACTTGTCCGTCATTTGTTCTTTGTGACTGATGACAAATACATTTGTTTTATCATCAAAGTTCCTCAGAATCCAACCCAGTTCACCAGTGCCATTTTGGTCAAGTGATCCGTCAAAGATCTCATCTAAGATAAGTAGATTAGTATCCACGCTATTCTTAAGTTTAGCAATAGCTCTCCAAGTAAGCAGAAGAGAAATATCAATCCTAGCTTTCTCTCCCTCCGAAAAAGATTCATAGGAGAAGGTAT